TCTGCCGCACGCACAACTTCAGGTTGTGGCCGAGCCGTTCCGCCTGCATTGATGTTCTGTGATGCACCATCTGACGCGATCTTTTTGGCTACCGCTTCCACTTTGTCTTGTGGCGCTACAGAGTCCCAGAGTGCCTGCGGTGCCCTAATTTTAATGTTTGGCAGCAGATCAGGCTTGCCCTCACCATCTGGGGTCGCACGACCTTGCGGCATATTTGCGTTGCCGTCCTTTGATTTGACCTTGCCCAGTAACGCACCAAAACCAAAGCCTAGACCTAACGCCAACCCAAGGTCCGTCAAAGCGTCGCGGTAGTCATACTTCAATTGATACGCATCACGTTCGGCAAAAATACCAGGTTGTAGAATTGCTGTCCCAATCAGTGCATCTGTTGCACTGGTAGCACCGCGTCCTACGCGCCCAGACTGCATGATTTTGCGGATGGTGTTTGCGCTTTTGGCCTTGGATGCAATGCCTACGAAAGGTATATAGTTGACCGGATCAGGTACTGTGCCGACTAACGCGCCTGCATAAAAACTTGCCGTAGCACCAGCGCCTGCGCGCTCTAGTAAGGTTGCCAGTTCTTTCTCACGGTCCCGTCGTTCTTTTAACAATCTAGCTTTGGGTGTCGTGAAGGATTCGTCCCACTGAATTCCAGGGTCGTAAAACTTGCTTTCTTCCCAATCTTCTTTGCTCAGAATTGGCGCGTTTTCGGCTCTGTCTAGTTCTAGTAAGGACGCCACCAGCCCAGGTGATGTATTATCTAATCCGGCACCCATGCCCAGCTTGAACAACCGATATGCGCTCGGCTGATAGTCGCGCAGAAACTGGTCTTGTCCGCCTGGAAAATCTGTAGTCACTGGATGATAAATCATCGGCTATGCAGCGTAATCAGTTCTTGATACACACGGGCCATCGCTAGTTCTTCGGCAAGTAGCGGCAACGCGCCTGACGTATACGTGCCACGGTCTTGCTTGTTCGTATCGTTGTAACGCATGTATGCAGAAGCGTTGTCAAGGTGCATGTCTCGCTGTGCTTCTAAGAAACGAATTGAGCCATCTGCAATAATACCGTCGTCTTGAATGATGTACTGTTGAACCTGGTCGCGGATACTTTGACTAGCAGCACCAAAACGTTTTTTGATTTCTCGCTCGAGTACAACATCATCAGTGGGATCAATACCCACCGGCACACGGGTCATGTCTGTGGTGTCTGCAGGTGTTTCTGGCGCTTCTGGCGCTTCAGGTACAGCAGGCGCTTCGCGTTGTCTGCGCAGTTGTCTTCTGATTTCTTGCCGCTCTTGCATTGCAGGGTCTTTAGATTCTGCGTCCTGCAACAACTCTGCGCGGTCCTGTGCTTGTCGTTCTATTGGCTCAGGTTCTTCTTCAGGTTCTGGCACTACATTAGTTGCACGGGTCATATTGTCGATTGCTGTTGAGCCTGGTTCAATACCAGGCGCAAACGCTTGTACCATTGGATCAAGTGGCGCAGTTTCTACTTCTGCAGGGATAACGTCTTTGCCAAAGTCAGACGTAAGCGGACCACCTTTGGCCTGGACATACTCTTCTGTCATCCGCAATAGTTCTTGGTTGGTCATAATTACACCAGATGTACGGGAACTGATCTGGTTGCCTGCCAGTGGATTCAGATTGACCAATTCTATGCCGGTTTCATCACCACGGGTAATCCACGCCCATTGGTCATCTTCTGCAAAGACATCAACCAAACCGGCCTTGCGCTCTGCTAACCAACGCTCAGTGTAGTCTGTCAGGGCTTCGCCCATATCTTCCGGACCGTACATTGTGGCCACTTCTGAACGCAGCCGGACAGGTGCGACTTCTCCGTTGACATCTAAAAAAATGTAGTTGTCATTCACCATATGCTCGACAGCCATTTCAATTGGGTCGTCTACACCGGCCCTGCCCATTTCTAGTGCATAGTCTAGAATCGCTTGTTCAAAGTCATTAGCTAGCGCCACGCCGCCAGGATCAACTTGCAGACTGCCTAAAAAGTTCTGCAAATCTTCATTGGCATTTAGTTCTGTACGAACATCATTTAGACTTTGACCGTCAAAATTGTTCCGTACATTGTCCCGATTAATCTTTGCGTTCGTTTCACTCATGAAAAGATTTTGCACAGTGCCTGGTTCGCTGACTTCTGTGTACAGTTGGGCGCGACCAGGTAACCCAATGCCAATGCCTTTCTTCATCGCAGCTTCTGACAAAGCCAATGCTGTGAATTCGCCAGATGCGGATTCAAACCTGTTCATAAAGTTTTGACGGTCCTGGCCTGTTTCATGGCTAATGTAGGCCGCATTTAGATCTCGTAAAGTCTGATTGCTGAACAACCGTAGGTTCCCCGCCATGTGTCGGCGTCGCAGTTCTCTGTCTGGAATCTGCTTGATGCTTTGCCCAACGTACTGCAACTGGACATCAAGAACTTGGCGTAGTGTCGAGGAAGCCAGCGGGTCTTGACCTTCTGGAATCATATAAAAACTCGCTGGATCTTCAGCCCGTCTTTTTTTGATCGCATCGCGTTGTTTGAGCGCTTGGGTGTAGATGGCGTTGTAGCTCTTCAATAAAATATTTTGTTCGCCTTCTATAAAAACTGGCGGTTCCAGCTTGTCTGGTATTTCTTCAAGTTCTGCCAGTGTCATTGTTTCAACGCCATCAGTCATGTCATCCGCTTCAACTGCATACGTCCACAATCTGCTGTAAGCGTCCTTTTCTTTTTCATCAATCAAGCCTGCTAGTTTCTGTTCAAAACTTGCCTGATTTCGCAACTGCAAACTTTCTGGCGAGTCATCGGCAACCAGTCCAATTGCTAGGATGTCAAACTCTATAGATTGCCTGATTTGCCCAGCAATCTTGGTTTCCAACTGAATCAGTGATTTTTTTGCTTTGTTGATCGCAGTACGGCGCTCTGGCAAAGACAATGCTGGGAACGCTTCTTCATTTTGTTCTAGATCTACAATCAATTGTTCAAGTGCTGCAACATTGTCAGAATTAAATGCCTGCTCTCTTTGTGCTGTAACATCAAAGTTGTCAAAAGCATTTTCTAAGTCAGCAGTTGCTTTTGCTGCAGTCGGTTCATCCGTAGCACCACCAAGCAACATTTCACTTTGCAGTGTCGCAAAACGGTCAAGAGCTTCTTCGCGTGTTGTTGAAGTTCTTAAGATGTTGTTCCGTTCTTCAACAAAGCCTGCCTGTTGGCGTTGTCGCGCAGAATTGTTGTATTCTTGCTGGGCCCGCAGTATGTGATTTTTTGAAGCAGGATAGAGCTGGTTACGTACTTCCTGTTGCAAGCCTTCTGGTAAATTTTTTATTTGAGAATCAATCAGTTCTTGAGTTTGTTGCGAATATCTTTCAACAAAACTTGTTTCGTCTTGCTCTAAGGCTTTCAGGAAAAACTCTGGTCCTTCTGCTATCTGCTGTTCTTCAAGTTTCTGTAGAATTCGGCTTTTGACTTCGCTGATCTGGGCACGCTGCTGAGTTCGCACACCTTGCATTTGGGCAAAGTGCTTGGTCTGAACATCGCGATTGGTCAACATTTTACGGACTGCGTTCTGTACCCGTTTGGGCTTGTCCTTCAGGTATTCATCCAGCGTGTCTTGGGTGTCATTGATGAATGATTTATAACGTAGCAGGGCGCCTGCACTGTCAGTTGGGTCTTTTTCTAAAGAAACTCTGAAGTTGTTGAACAAAGAATCGACAAAGCCTACACCGTCAACGATTTCCATATTCTCTTCTTCGTTCTTCGCTTTTTCTGCCTGCGCCAAATAAATATCAGCCGTGCTGAAAGCAATGCGTGAAATCGTCTTCCCTAGATCCTGAAACGCCTGCGCCTGGATATTCTGACCTGGCACTTGTGTGGGCATCACACCAGGTGCATTCGGCACGTTGGGGGCACTCAAACGGTTCTGTTGTGGCAGAACACTAGCCTGCTGGAAAGGAAGCCTAGCCATTACTTTTCTAACTCACTGAATCGGTAATACAGTTGCCCAAAATCAGCGGCACCGCCGAGCAGTGTGCTGAAAAGCTGCATGTCTCTGGCACCCGCAACATTGCCTGCACCCTGTTCTGCTAGCTGTGCTTGACGTATCAATTGGTTGTAGGCAAGTTGCCCGCGCCGCAGTTCCATCGTTGCCCTGTTCTTTGCTTCTAGCCTTGTGCGCGCTGCTTCATAGCGAGTATTGTAGTCCAGCATTCTCAGGTTGTAGTCATTGGCAAACGCCTGACTGATCTGCACATTCGCAGGTGTACCTACGTTGACTGAAGCACCAGAAGCGCCAGCACGGGCACGGATGCCGGCAATGCGTCCTAGACCCGCCCGCTCTTCTTGTGCCAGTAATTCTGCTCCTCGGAACTCTATCGCGCGTGCGTTTTCAGCGCCCGTCTGCATGTACAGGCTGGCCTGCTCACGGGCAAAGGCCAGGGTATCAGCGGCACTCGCTTGATATGCTTTTGATTGGGCTTTTAACGCTCTCACATCCTGCGCGTTCTTCTGACTCTGCCCGTACATATTGAGTAGGGTGCTTGCAGCGTAAAGCCCACCAAATATTGCTAATGCACTCATTCGTTAGTTTGATAGTCAATTGCTAGTAAAGTGACAGAAAACGGGTACGGTTGATCCTGTCGTAAGAATAGCTGTGTAATCGTTGAGAACTGGTCGCCGACTTGAAACGTCCGCTCGCCTGTGAAGAAAGACAAAGCGCTGCCAATATTGTCGCTGGCAGTACGGAAAACCGCTTCGGTCAGGTCTGATATGTTGACGCCAAAGTTCAGCCCAAGGCTTTCTAAATAGGCGATGGTTGCGGCGTCTAGGTCGTTCGCATTGGTGCCAAATTTAAAGCTTAGTGACTCCAGTAGACGCACAGTAAAACGGTGAATGCGCTTGCGGTTGCCAACGGATGTGCCCTGTCCGGTCATCGCCACCATTGGCAAGGTTTTGATGTCGCTGTTGTAAGCGAAGCCAACACGAAAATTGGTGGCGGCAGTCTGCAGCGTGATGGCACCTGAACTGACCGTTCTGTCTGGCTGTACGGCGGCATCGGCTAAAATGGCAACACTTTCGCCTTCCAAATGATCCAAAGCACTGACAGCGGTGCTAGCGCTGGTGCGGGTAGGTGGTTCTTCAAGGCCACTGTCTACAAAGTGGGCGTCACTGGGCAGGATTTCACTGGCAACAAAGTAGCGCTCTAAGAATTCGACATAACGTTTTTCAGTTACTACACGCAGTGTGCTGACGGTAACACTACTGGTTGAACCGCTGACCGTGACCGCGGCACCGCCGGATGATTCAGATAGCTGAAAGTCGTTGGTTGCTGTCGAGACAACGTAGTAGAGCTTGTCGGCAGTGAAGCCGTCAATGGTCGTGCTGTCAAAGACGACAATTGTACCGTTGGCAAGCCCGTGGCTGGATTTTGTGAATTTGTCTGTGGTCTGGCTGAAGGTAATTGAAGTCAACACTGCCGCACGTAGATGGCGCTTTACGATCATGTAGAGCTGGTCGTGAGTTCCACGCGGTATGCTTGCGATACTTTCAACCTTGGCTTGCGATCCATGCGTGGCGTCATAGTGCGCACCACCTATCGTATGTCGATGCCAGGCTCGCATTTGAAGTAGGTCCACATACGTCAGGCCGGCAAGCCTGCCGTCGTTCCGCAGGCACCACAGGACGCTGTACGGCTGATCCTGGTAGGCGGTAGCAATCAACCCAGTCTCTGATATGTCTTCACTTCTGAGGGTTAAATCTGCGGCGCTATATTGGTCCTGCAATTTGTCGAAGGCTAGTTCGCGCAGCTTGCGCCCGTTGTTCTGTACATATAATAGGTTGTTGCCAACCTTGGCGGGTAGGGCTGTTGGATCGCACGCCCAGGCACTGACTTTCGTAATGCTGAAGTTAAATGGTGTCAGCGTCAGGTCATCCGAACTGCCGTACAATTGATAGATGCCACCGCTTGTCCCAATCGTTAAGCGCTGGTCTTCAGACATCCATTCAATCTGATCCACGGTGTCACTGCTGATCGTCAAACTAATCGCCGCATCTTCGAAGATTTGCTCTCCCACAATACTACGCCCAGCGCTGTCTCGCTGTCCGGTCTGCTGACCAAGCGGTTCCGTTGCACTGAAGTTGAAGAAGTCAGCAGTCTTAGAAAAGTAGATGGTTTGGCTTTCTTCTGCAGTGCCCGCGAAAACCAAGCGTTGTTGATAGAGCTGTACAGTCCGCGGGTAGCCCGTCGTGCCACTGAACGAACCTAGTTGAAACTCTGTGGTTGCGCCTACACCGGCAATTGCAGTCTTGAGTTGTACTAGAACAATCGTTGTGCTGGTGCGCTCTACAATCTCACCGTAACCATGCTTGATCTGTGGCGCGATTTCTGTGTTCAACCGGATGTAACGCCCAACGTCTGTCGTTTGAAAGCCCGTATCATCGTTGATGCCTGTTGTGGCACTTGCGGTGACTTTGATGTAAACGTCTTTGTCAACAAAACTCTTGTTGACGGTCAGGTCTGCGGAAGTTGGCGCTGCGGTGATGTCCACAGGCGTGCCGCCTGCACTGGTTGCCAACTTAAATGTGTTCTGTGTGGCACTGACTACGAAGTAATCAGTAGTAGCCGATAGAGTGGGTGTGCTAGCAAAGCCTGAAGGTATGCTGCTGAACTGAACTTTCATTCCGTTTACAAGCGGATGATTTGCTAGGGTAAAGGCGTTGGTCGCAACATCTACATTAGAAGGGCTAACTGTGCCGACTTCTTCCAGGCTTAGTGATCCATTACTAAACGATGTCGTGAAATCTGAATTGGCTGCAAGCGCCACGGTCAACGTGGTGTCGGTGGTGTTCATCGCCAAGAACGGGCCATCGGTCAATACCGTTGCAGGGCGGGTGTAGGTGCCACTGATGACTGAGGGTAACAGATTTGTCAGCGCCCAAGAATTGGTCGCGTTTCTCTCTAGTCGGGCAGGAACATGGTCTGGATGCACCAGGAACAAGACATCCGCCGACTGAGTAAACGCGATGTCGTTCACTTGGCTGGCTGTGTACGTCGTTGTCACTTCAAAACGCTGGCTAATATTGACGTTGCCGCTGGTGGTCTGTGATGTCGTGCTGGTAACGGTGAAAGTATTGGCGTCTGCAACAGTCGCAATCGTGTAAAAGCCGTCAACGCCATTGCCGCTAGTGAAGTCTAGGTAGACTTCATCAGATGCGCTGTAGCCGTGACTGGACTTTGTTACCGTGACCGTGGTCGTGCTTTGGCTGTACGTTGCGCTAATGTCCGAAGTCCTAACAGGACCATCGTTGGCAAAAAACCTTATATATAGGTTGCCAAACTCAAGCACCAGGCTAGTACCTTGGCCGCGACTGAACGGGATCAGCCTAGCTGCGCCATTGGCTTTGGTTGTCGCCGCAAAGAAGGTGCCTGGCCGGCGGGTAAGACTGCCCTGCGGCAGCACAACCATATTCTCAAGCGTCGCTAGGCTGGATTTGTAGCTTTCCAACTCCACCATTCCCTGCATCCTGGGCGAAATCTGGCCGTCTGCAAAGCTGGATTGAAGAGCTTGAATTCGCATTATGGGGCCGGTACTGCTCGGCGGTAGGTACTACCGACTAGGCGGGCGTTAATAAAGCCATCGGCAAGAAACTCGCCGGCCTGACTCCGCTCCTGCGAATCAACGCCACGGGCTTCCGCCAGGATCTGTAGATACTTACTTAACATCCGGTCACGCAGCTCCGCACGACCTGTGAGTGCTTCTGCAATTTCGCTAGCTAGCTTCATCGCAACCGCGTGCAAGAGCAGGCTGTCGAACTGGGTTGGATCGGTGACTTTTGCGATATATAAAAGGTTGACTGCTGTCGCGTCCGTAAACACAAAACGGCCTTCTACCCGATAATTTTGGTAAAAGTCTTCAATGTCCAAGACGCGAAGACAGTCGGCGGGAAGGGCAAACTTTTTCGCGAACCCCCAGGCAGGTGCAGTCACGTTGGCAGCTAACGCTACGCGAGTCACTGCAGCGTTCCAAGGGTGTGAGCGTAGCACGGCATCACGGCAATCTTCGTAGCGAAGATTACACTGCCGCGCACGCTCATTTTCGTCCGTCAGCGCCGCGATTTTCGCTTCACCAAGGTTACTTAAAGCGATGTTGCAAATCTGGACGACGGACGACATGGTTAATCTCCTAGTGTGTAGAAGACGAGAAACTTGATCGTGCCAGTTGCGGCAGCGCCACCTACGGTAGCAATCAAGTCGGTTTCCGCCGTGTAGTTATAGGCCACACCGGCGATGGCGTTGGTTTCGGTCACCAGGTTTGCGGTGTTCATCGTCGTTGCCGTAATGAAACGGTCATCGTCTGAAGCATCGCCTACCTTGATCGTTACACTGGACCCTAGCGCATCCGCCATCACGCGAACTTGGTAGATGGTTGCGCCTTTCGGCATCCTTGAAAACGTAATGGTATCGCCGGAAGCAGTAGAACTGGCTTCAAAGCTGTCATACCAGACCCGCATTCGGCCATGAGCTTCTGCGGCATCTACATTCACCGCCGGATCGGCAGTGATGTTGGTGACTTTCGTCGTGTTATTATTTGCCATGATTCAGCTCCTGGTTATGGCGATTCGTCACAAGAAATTTCAACAACCTTTTCTTCTTCCATTCTGGTGCTGCCAATCGACATGCAGGCGTACACTTGGACGGCGTAACCCTTGTCGGGTCTTTCATCGATGCGCACGGTCAAGTCCTTGGCTACCGCCAACGTGATGCCGTCAACGGCATACGCAAAACAGGTTCTGACATCCGTTCCGCTGTTGTGGGCAAGTCGGGTACTAGTGATGAACTGAAAGCCCATAAAAGTATCGACATCGCCCTGGACTAAAGCCTTTATCGTGTTGAAATCACTGGATGTTATTTGCGTGGTCGCTAGCAAATCTTGGATCTGCTTTGGGCCGACTACCATGACACGCGGTATTGACGGGTCTACGCTGTTGTTATCCAGAATAAACTTCGCTTCCCGTAGCTTGCCAATCGTCAAGCCTTCGCTTGATCCTGATAGATTAACGGCTACTTTCTGACCGCTTGGTAGCGCGGTAGTCGTTCCGCCAGTCTCGCCGGTCTTGGCGTCACCAGTGGCTGCGGTGATAATCACATCGTCCATTGACCGGCCAATGGCGAATGCCTGGGCTTGTGCGTAACTGCTGGTAGGATCAACGATCATTCGAAGTTTGTCCTGATCGTCAATAAGGTCGGCTACTTCGTAGTCTGCCAACGTCACCATTCGCCGTGCGTGTGGTGTATCGTTGAGCAAAGTATCAGCAGCTCTGGTAGTTCTAACGGAAGCGCTCTGGCTCCCAATCTGGTCAAAAAAAGCTTGTTTTCCTCTGACCGCTTCCACGCGCACAGCGCCGCGCAGTCGTGAGCCTTTTTGTTGGCTCAAGTGCTGAAGGTTGGCGCTGTACTGTTGCACGAACGCCGTTGTAATCTGTGAAGACACGGATCAACTCCAATTTAAGCGGCCATGCTCAAATTCAGAGTTGTCTCCGCGAGGGAAGGCTCTAGGTAGGTTGCGAAAAATACGGGTCAAACGATTGTCCGAGCCGCAGCCATCGCATGGCGGATAGTGCCTAGCGCTTTTGTCGGCTAGGCGGTGGTTTTGGTGGTTCTAGTCTGAACCTTTCATCTTGGCATACAAAGTTCCAGTAGCTGTTTGCAAGTTGAATCGGATCGTTTACATCGGCAGGTGTGCCGTTTTCTACCGCAAGGCGCAGTACTTCCATCCGCAATTCGCGGATTTCCTGTGCTGTCATGTCAGCATTTCGCGAAGACGTAGAGCTTCGGCGACATATTTATCATGATCTCTGTGCATTCCATCCCAGTAGGGTCCGTCAGGTGCCATCAGTTCAGACAAGCGGCTTTCTATATCGACTCTACCGCCGTTGGAATTGGTGCCTACATCGTTCTGCAATAAGCCATCTTCGGACATCATGCGGCCGACCTTGTTCATCAGCTTGACTAGACCAGGATGGTTCCCAAGTCCAGTTTCTTCGACCAGCTTCAAGGTTTCGCCATCGGCTAACTGTAGGAAAGCACGCCTAGCGATGTCACTGTTGGCTTCGTAGTCTCTGCCCCAGTCCTGCCGCAACGAATGGACATAGTTCTGCTGTTGCTGTTCGAATTCATCCTTGGCAGCGGTGTTACTCAGTTCACTGTTCTTACTGTACCAGTCGTAAATATTACGCACTTGGGTTTTGTTCAGTCCCAGCTTGTGTGCTTCTTGTAAAAACTGTCGTGTTGTTTCGTTGTCTGCGTGAATGTCGTAACCCGCAGGATCATTTGGCCGACCTAGCCGTTCATACACTTCTGACCAAGACGGGTCATCTTCAGAACTGGGTAGCCGCACGATCTGTTCTGGTGGTGCGCCTAGACGCTTTACTAGATGCACATAAGATTTTGCCAACTTCGAAACATCATCAAAGCTGCGCAGGCTCGGTTCATTCGCTAATTCGTCAGGCAAACTGCGCGGGTCAAACGCCAAACCATTGGCTGCTTCTGCAGTGCCTTCGGGTGTCAGGCCAGTTTGACTCGGTTCTATCGGTTCAGATGGCAGCGACTCGTTCGTCGCTGGTGCCTCTTGGGTCGTAGTCTCCATAGGGCTGTATTAAAAGGTTATCAAGCCGCTCCAGGTCAGTGCCCAAGTAACGCAGCAAATCAACAACCACAGAACGCCGTCCATCATTATAAGCCGTGGTGTATGGGTCGCCAGGAACGTGACATGGATCGAAAATACCATGTCGGTGGCAAAGGTCGGCTAGGACGCGCTCGCCCTGTGGACCTTCAAAAACAGTTCGATAGTCGGCTAGTCGTTTCTTTTCTTTTTCGGTGATTCTCATGCGCTTTGAGCCCTTGCTTCATTGAGTGTAGCGACGCTTTCGTTTCTACGACTCATGCTAATCAAGTTCTGCTGTTCCGCAATGGCGTTTGCTTGTACCAACTCCTGCTGTGCTGCGGCCTGTGCTGCTTCAGCCTGCTGTTCTTGCATCATTTCATCTGTAGATTTAAAGACGCTTGGACTCACCTTCAAAATTTCTGCAGCCAACTCCGCTACTCTGGAAGTCTGGAAACGCTGAATCACCGTTGGGTCTAGTTGCGCAAAGGGTACTAAGAACTGAATCAGCTGACTAATGCTGGCTAGTTCGCCGGCGCGTTGAGCAATCGCTACCGGATTCGAATACGCCACCTTGAAGTCTGCATCGAGTAGCACCTGTGGTGGTGGTGGTAGCATCTGGGCCCGCAACATCACCGAAAGCGTGCGGATCACCAATGGGCCTAAGAACTCGGCTTCCTGCCTAGCGACTATCGGCCCTAAGATGTTTAGCCTGTCTCGCTGCCGAGCGGCGATTTCGGTAGCACTGAAACGCAGGACATCACCATCTGCAGCCGTAGGTCCAGGTAGTTCCAACAAGTCCAGATAGAAAGTTCTTTCAATGGCTGCGCGGACTTGCCCAATCTTGGCTTCGTTCAAATCGATTCTGCCGCCAGTTTGTAGCGGTGCTATGCGGTCTTGTGGCCCAAGACCGGCGCGGTAGTAGTTCAGACCGCCTGGTGTGGTGCGGATTGGCGACAGGAACCCGTCGTCCGGCACTAAGAGCGGTGGATCGACTACTTTCTGCAGCGCGATCAAGCCAACACGCTCCATTTCATTGACCATCCGGACATCGGGCAGGGCTTCAATCCCAGGACCACGCCCGTAGACTTCCATACTGTTTTTCTGCCATCTGGACACGATGTAGGGCATTTCGTCAAAGCCACCTTCCTGCACGGTCTTACGGCTTTCTGCATGGACATAGACGCTCAAGAAAGGCTTCTGCTTGCTAGTCCTGCCGCCTGGTGCGTTGCTTCTAGGTCGCACGATGTGCAGTAGCTCAAAGCGTCGAAACGGTTCCTTGTCGGCTGCCTTCACAATTTCGTCAGGGAGCTTGTTGCCAAACGTCCTGTATAAAGAGCGGGCGGTATCATCGAAGCGCCGATACACACTGTCAATCATGCCCGTTTTGCCTTCAGCGATGTACGTGTGGCCTAAGAAGTACGATTTAAACACTGGACCCATGCCAGGCTCCTGGGTGACGTACATGCAGCCTGTGCCGAAAGCTAGCAGATCCAGGTAGTATTCGTGTGCCGACTGGTGAAACATGCTGCGTGGCGCATTAAATACGCTGTTACAGCGCCTGGTCGCATCTTCTAACCAGAGCTGCACCTGCCGGTTCTTCATCAGTTCGCGGTCTTCGGTCTCCAAAGCAAACCAAGGCACCGTCGAACTGGTCAGCGTGTTGTGTAGACCACTAGCGCCACGTACCAAGGCACGCACGGCTGTGCTTTCGTAGATCCGGTCCCGCCGTTGCTCCCCAGGTGCGCGGTAGCGGTTCGTAAAGTCTGCTCTGCGCGGTATCATCAACTCGGCAATATCTTGCCACATATTTTCCCAGTTGCCCCGCTCGCTTTTGAGCGCTTCGTATTCCTGAACCAGCGTTGCAGCATCACTCATAACGCATACCTGCGACGGCTGCGCGTGTCACCAGCGCCAGAAAGAATTGTGTCTTCACGACCATAGCGTGCCAACATCAAGCGGCGGATGCGGCGTAAGCGCTCTTCTTCTGTCATTTGATCGGCCTTTGTGGTGGCCTGCTCCAGCGGTAATTCGTCAGGTTCGCCCATAGTCGGTGCAGATGCTAAGTTGTCGCCACCTACCGCTTGTGTGTCTGGCGTTTCACCTGGGCTGAAGATATTAGAAAAGTCGGTCCCAAGTTTTTCTACAGTTTTGGTTACACCTTCAAAATTTGTTTCTAAACTTTTGGTGATGCCTTCCAGATTGTTTTCTACACTCTTGGTCAACCCTTGCTCATTTGTTTTCGTCAGGTCTGCTAAGGTTGCAATGTTGGCTTCCGTTGCCTTTGTCGCACTGCTAGCCACTCCTTCCAAAGTTGGATTGCTTTGACCTTCTGACAACAGCGTGCCCAGTTGTACAACGTTCTCTTGCGTCATGCGCCCTGCGTCTACCAGATTTTGCTGTAGCGCTGAACCTGCACGCACTGCCTGCGCTTGTACCGCAGAACCTATATCTACAGCGCCTTGCTGTAACGTGCTGCCAATATTGGTCAACTCCTTTGCCATACCTGGCAGGTTGATGCGGGTGAAGTCTTGGTCTAGATTCAGCTTCTGGTTGCTCAAAGACGGCATGTTGATGTCAATCTTTGGCATAAAGTCTTGATCTAAGTTCAAGCCCAGCGTATTGCCAGCACCCCGTATTTCCGTCAAGATCGTGTCCTTCGCGCCTTTCAACTCTGTTTTAACAGAACCTTCAAAGCCTTTTAGTTGCTTGTCTGCTTCTTTCTGAACTTGCTTCACAAATTTACGAATAAAATTCATAGCTTCCTTTTACAAAAAATTATCGTGCAGCTCCACGCCTTTTGAAGTCCTGGCTGAGTACAGAACGCCGGTAGCCTAGTCGTGTGCCACGCTTTCTGGCTTCGGTGTCAATGGCAAGCGAGCGCTGCAGCCCAGGTGTCATGCCCTGAAGACTGAGTACTTGTTGCTTCGCCGCTTCCGCCTGTTGC